TATAGGTCAAAGACATCAAACTTAGGTTTTAAAACTGTCACAGACACTGTTTTGTTTGATGAAAGAAATATAATATACTAATGCCACGATTTGCACAAGGTAAGTTCAATTTAAAAAACCCACAAAAATATATAGGAACTAAGACTCCTACATATCGTTCAGGATGGGAATTTACCTTTATGAAATTTTGCGACGAGCATCCTAGTGTAAATCAATGGGCAAGCGAAGCAGTACGCATACCATATCGTAATCCGTTAACAGGCAAGCAGACAATATATGTTCCTGATTTTTTTATTGTTTATGCAGACAAGGGCGGTAAACAACGGGTAGAATTAATTGAAGTTAAGCCTAAGAATCAAGCAGTAAAAGAAAAACTAGGGCGTAGTAAACATAATCAAGCACACTATGTAGTAAATCAAGCCAAGTGGGAAGCTGCAAGAGCATGGTGTAAACAAAAGAAAATCTTTTTTCGTATTGTTACTGAAGATGATATATTCCATAACGGCAAAAGAAGATAATGTCTGTAATTATTAAAGATTATAATAGTGTTTTTATACATATTCCTAAAACCGGCGGCAGTAGTATACAAAAATGGCTATTAGATAATACAACTAGTCAAGTAACAAAAGCTACTAAACACCACACATTAAAGGCGATTGAATTAAAGTACGGAAAATTTGATTTTAGTTTTGCTGTTGTAAGAAATCCTTGGGACTGGTGTGTAAGTTGGTACTTCTTTAGTCGAGATAGAGCGTTACGTAGAATTGAAAATCCTAAACAAAAGGGCAAGTTTAGTTTAGAATATAATCAACAAGTTCTAACCGATTTTGAAAAAGGTTTTGATTATTTTATAGAAAAAACACATTTAAAAGATCAATATCATAGGACTATTGGTGTATCTTATATTATGAAGTTAGAAAGTATAAACCAAGATATACAAAAATTAAAAGATAAATTTAACATCAAACAAGAGTTACCACACTTAAATACTTCCTCTAGAAACAAAGATTATAGAGAATATTATAATGATAATACTAAACAGATTGTAGCAAACAAGTTTAAGAATGATATTGGTATGTTTGGCTATAAATTCTGATAAATAAAACTAGCATATAATGGAAAGTTACAATGACTAAAAAATTAGAAGACTTGTTAAATTTACCTGATTCTAAAGAAATAATAGAGCAGGCTGAAGCGCAAGAAGTACAACAGTCTAAACACGACCTAGAACGTGAAGAAACATTTCGTGATATTGCTGAGTTTGATAAAATTACTGCGGCACTGCCAAGTGTAAAAGGCCTAGGCGAAGCAGCTGATAAAGAGCTAAATGAAGTAGCAGATAAAGCAATGCAAGCATATGAAGATCTAATGGATTTAGGTATGAATGTTGAAAGTCGTTACAGCGGTCGTGTATTTGAAGTTGCAGGCGGCATGTTAAAAACTAGTTTAGATGCCAAAACCGCTAAACTAGATAAAAAGTTAAAAATGATTGAGCTACAACTTAAAAAAGAAAAAATGGATAAAGAGTCACGCAACGATGACGGTATTATAAACGGTGAGGGTTATGTAGTAACAGACAGGAATAGTCTACTTGAGCGTTTAAAAGGGCTGGATAAAGATAAATAATACATATAGAATAGGATCAATGCGCAATGAGATCATTTAAAGAAATACTTACTGAGTCTAAAAAGACTTATGAATTTAAAATAGGTGTTGCTGGACCTTTACCAGAAGGGTTTGAGGACAATATGGAAACATGCTTAAAGAAATTTAAAGTGTTAAACATGACTTCAGGCAAAAAGACACCAATACAAGAACGTCCACTAGACTTTCCGCAGTTACAAAATATGGAAGTTACATATTTTGAAACAGAACTAGAATATCCAACTACTAGTCAAGTACTACAAGAATATGTAGCAAAATGTTGCAAATGTGACCAAGCGCATATAATTGTACGTAATGCAAATGATCCTAGAGAAGAATATCAAGAAATGAAAGACGATGAACCATACGAAGCAATATTAGACACGGAAGATATGGGCGGCGAAAACGCTCAAGATAACGTTGCAGGTAGTCGTGTAATGGACTTACTTAAAGAATTAGAAATCGCCCGCAAAGAAAATGAACACAGTGGTGCAGAAGGTGCACCAGTTGGAGAGTCATCAGACATCGGCGATACTGAAAATACTAAAGCAGTTGTGGGAGGCTGATAAAATGAATATGAAAAAACTTATAGAATCAATGGATCATATAGAAGAATGTGGAATGGTTGATGAAGGTCCTATGGGAATGGCTCCCCCAGCAATGGCGCCAGAGATGGACAAAGGAAATCCAGTAACAGTAAGCGTATCAATGAATGCGAGTGGCAAAGACCATGTAGCTGATTTGTTAGATATGATGAAGAACGCAGGACTAGGCAATGCAGGACCAGCAGCAGATAAAATTCTTGCACCACGTATGGATATGGAACGTCTAGCTGGTATTATGGATGATCCAAAAATTCCAGGCAAAGATGATGTACCAGGCGATGCAGATGTTGACGACAGTAGCTGTATGGATGACATTGATGCAGACGAATCAGTTGAAGAAGCAGACTACGCTAACGAACCTGATGCACAATATGGTGACATGAGCGATGCTATTCCAGACGGCAATGATTTAAATCGCAAGAAGAAAGCATACGCTGCTACACAAGATGGCGACAACCCAATGGCTGTTGAAGCAATCAAAGCAACACTAATGGCAGCACTTGCTGAAAAGAAAGCAAAGCCAGACTTTCTTGATATGGACAAAGACGGCGACAAAAAAGAGCCAATGAAAAAAGCTATTGCTGACAAAAAAGCTAAAAAAGGCACTGACGAAGGCGGCCAAACAAAAGACTGTCCAAAGTGTGGCGCACCAGGTAAAAAGAAACTAATGGCATGTTCAACATGCGGCTGTAGTTAATAAGGAAAGATAAATGGTAGCAGTAACAAGAGTAAACGGATCAGGACTATTCACAGCGGGAAATGTTTTTAGCAATGGTCACGTATTCGCTTACAAAATTTTAGTTAAAACTGCAAACGGTACAGCAGTTGATCTGAGAGCAGAAGATGATGCTATTGACGAAGTAGTAGAAGCAATTTGCAGAGAAATTAGTCCTTTAATTTATCATACTACTGACGATGCCAGTGGTACAATGACTGTAGTATGTGATACATATGATCACTTAGGCTTACAACATAGAATTAGATTAATAGGTGGCGATTGGACTAGATCTACCAATGCATACGCTGTTACAGCAGTTGGACCAAATGAGATTGATGTAAGCGGTACACTAGTAACAGCGTCCGCAACTCTTGTAGCAACTTAATATAATATAAAAAACATCCCCCCAAGCAAATCAATAGGCTCTTCGGAGCCTATTTTTTTGAATAAATATTACTATGGCAGCATCATTAGACGGCGTCTTAATTAAAAAGGCGAACAAACAAGAAACATATACTAACGAGCAAGTTGAAGAACTGATGAAGTGTATGGATCCTGACGAAGGTTATTTACACTTTGCAAAACACTTTGCGTTTATTCAACATCCTGTAAAAGGTAAGTTGCTGTTTGATCCGTACGAATATCAGTTGCGTTTGATGCACAGTTATCACAACTACCGCTTTAACATTAACATGATGCCTAGACAAACAGGCAAAACTACGTGTGCTAGTATCTATCTAGCATGGTACGCAATGTTTAAACCTGATCAAACTATCCTTGTTGCAGCACACAAATATACAGGTGCGCAAGAGATTATGTCACGCATACGCTTTGTGTATGAAACTTGTCCAGATCATATTAGAGCAGGCGTTACTAGCTACAATAAACAATCAATTGAATTTGAAAACGGTTCACGTATTGTAGCACAGACTACAACAGGTAATACAGGACGTGGTATGAGTATCTCGTTACTATACTGTGACGAGTTTGCATTTGTGCAACCTAATATTGCAGAAGAATTTTGGACATCAATATCTCCTACACTAGCAACAGGTGGTCGTGCTATTATTACTAGTACACCAAACTCAGATGAAGATACATTTGCTACTATTTGGAAACAAGCAGAACAAAAGTTTGATGCTCACGGCAATGAGCAAGAGCTAGGCGTAAATGGCTTTCATAGTTTTGTCGCTGAATGGCACGAACATCCGGACCGTGATGAAAAATGGAAAGAAGAAGAGATTGGCCGCATTGGCGAAGAAAAGTTTAGACGCGAGTACGGATGCGAGTTCTTAGTATTTGACGAAACACTAATTAATTCAATTAAACTTAGTGCTATGGAAGGCGATAGTCCTATATTAAATATGGGGCAAACACGATGGTACAAAAAACCAACCAGCCAGTATACATATGCTGTTGCACTTGACCCTAGTATGGGTACTGGCGGCGACCATGCAGCAATACAAGTATTTGAATTACCAAGCTATGAACAAGTTGCAGAGTGGCAGCACAATCAAACAGCAATACCTGGACAAATACGAGTCCTTGCAGACATTTGTAAGTATATAGAACAGTGTACAGGAAATACAAATGGTATATACTGGAGTGTAGAAAACAACGGTATTGGCGAAGCGTGTCTTATTGTTATTAACGACTTTGGTGAAGAGAACATACCTGGACTATTTGTAAGTGAACCGATGCGCAAAGGACATGTACGCAAGTTTCGCAAGGGATTTAATACAACACATGGTACTAAGATTACAGCATGTAGCAGACTAAAAACAATGATTGAAAATGATAAAATGGTTATACACTCAAAACCATTTATATCAGAACTAAAAGGTTATATTGCAACTGGGTCGAGCTATCAAGCAAAGTCTGGCATGACTGATGATCTAATCAGTGCTACTTTACTATCTTTAAGAATGATGGATGTTTTAAAAGATTGGGACCCCAGAGTGTACAATACATTTACACAAGCAGAAGACTTAGAAGATTACGAAGCACCAATGCCAATCTTTATTAGCACTAACTATTGATAAATACTTTTATGCGCAAACTAAACAACATAAGTGAAGATCTTTTTAATAAACTACGCAGTCGTTTCAACGATATCACTATAGGTGACGAAAGTGGCACAGTAACAAATGATCCAAAAGATGCTAGATTTTTTGATTTTAGCTATTCTAACAATGGAAATAAAATAGGTAAAGTAAGTATTAGTATTTCCGAAGATGAAGGACTAAAAGTAATATATTCGAAAGATATTGTAGAAAATCAAGATGATATATCAAAAAAACAATGGTTTGACTTTTTAAAAGAACTTAGAACATTTAGTAAAAAAAGAATGTTAGATTTTAGTATTAGAGATATCACAAAAACTAATTTAACAAAAAGAGATTATAAATTCTTAGCAAAACCCCCTGAGGACGGACAAATGACAGAATCAAAACTTTATGGCACAAGCCGTATTAGCTATCAAAAAATAGGCGAAGCACGTATTGTAATTAAACACACTGAAGGTGTTAATCAAGAAAGTGCAACAGGACGTACACAAAAAATTGGTAAAATTTATATTGAAAGTGCTGATGGCGAAAGATTCCGTTATCCATTCAAACACCTAAGTGGTGCTAGAGCAATGGCAAGACACGTTGCAGAAGGTGGAAACACATATGATGACTTTGGTAAACATATTGTAGGTTTATCAGAAGAGATGGCAAAATTACGCAAGTTTAAAAACTACATGGGCCGTTCAGCTGTAATGGCAGAAAGCCTAGCAGGGTATGTAGATGTTGTTAAAGAGCGTATTAGTACAGTTAAGAAAACAATTGCATCACTTCAAAAGCCAGCATACTATGCAGAAGCATTTGCAGCATTTGAAACACCAATAATGGAAGATGTACCAGCAGACGTAAAAGAAAACTGGATTGACCAATTAACTATCAAACAGTTTAACGAAGAACTATCAGATGTATTTCCGTACATTTATAAACTAGTAAGTGAAGCTACTAAAGCAACAGAACTAGGGCCAGAAGAATTGGTTGACGAAGCAAGCAAAGGCATTGAAGCAATGAAAAAAGCAGGCAATGCAAAAGCAGATGCAGAGGCAAAGGAACGGGCGAAAAAAGACAAGTCGGTAGAAGAAGGTCCATTTAAAGGTGTCGGTAAAACTTTAATGAAAAGAAAACTTGACAAACAATATAAAAAATCAGACCTTGCAAATTTTGATAAATCAGGAATTGACACAAGTGGAAAAACGCCTGATGAGATTGGACAAATGAAGTCAGATTATTATCATAGCCATATGGACAAGGCAGATAAAGCAAAAAAAGCTAAAAACCGTTTATCAAGAGAAGAAATTGAAATAGAGCAAGGCTTTGAAGAAATGATGGGTCAGTTTAGTGAAGAACGTACAGACGAATTTTTTCCAGCATTAGCTATTCCTGCATTAATAACTGCGGCAAGAATAGCAGCACCAAAACTTATACAGATAGGCGCAAAGATACTTACTAAAGGAGCGCAAGGCGCAGGCACAGTTGCTAAAGGCGCAGGCAAAGTAGCAATTAAAAATCCAGGAACTACAGCAGCAGTAGGCGGTGGCGCATATGTTGGCAAAAAAGCAGGCGATGCTATTGATGCAGTAGGCGACATGGCAAGCGACCTTGCAACTTCAGCAAGTGATTTAATTGCAAAAGCTGAAGGCGGAGTTGAAGCTATTCAGGGTGAGATTTCAGCATTTTTAGGCGGTAATGCAGTTAAACAAGTTGCAGCAATGGCAGCAAAATACGCACTACCTGCACTAGCAGTAGTTGCATTATTATATGGCGGCAAAAAAGTAATTGACATGCTTAAAAGCAAAGACGATGACAACATGCAAACTGCTTCTATGGAAGAAGACGATCTTGAAGAAGCATACATTAACACAAGTAAAGATGCAGTTGAAGTACTAGGCGCACTACGTGGCAAAGGAAAAGCAATCGAACGTGGACAAGATGACGATCAAGGCAACTTAGCAAATCAGTACGTAAGCGATGTATGGGATGTGTATTCATTTATTGAAGCAAGAACAAATGGATTTAGCGGACTAGACAAAAATGCCAAAGCTGCAATTGAAGGAATGATGAAACTACGTGGCGAAGCAAAGAAATTAGAAACTAAGCCAGGTTCGGGTAAGAACGCACGTTTCGGTAATGCTATTGTAACTGCATTGTATCCTGTAATGGAATATCTATATACAACAGACTTTGATAGAAACAAAAAAGAAGACGACACTGACGAAGGCAATGCATACGCACACGCTGTAAAGAAAGCCAAAATGAACGGCAAGAAAAAAGGCGATAAAATTGATGGTCCAGACGGTGACGAGATTACACTTGAAAAGGACGATAAGACACCATTAGGCGAATTTATACTGAGTTATTTTGATAAAGAATCAGGCGAATTTCCAAAAGGCGAAACAGCAGTATTAACAATGGTAGAAAAAGATTACGGCGAGCAGTTCATAGAACCTGCTAAGGCGTTTATTGAACAAATACAAGCAAAGTTTGAAGAGTTCCAAATGCATACACAACCACAGCAAATGGAAGCACCAGACGAATATGAAAGAATGAGAGAGTTAGCTGGTTTAAGATAACTAGCTAACCCACTTATAAGTTTTATTTCTTTTTCTTTAAAAAAGACTTGACAAATATTGTAGCGATGTTATACTAATAACTGTGCTACAAACTTAATAGGCACAACGTAGCAATGTAGCTACATAACACGACATAGGCATTTATAGGAGGCATTAACTATGGCATCATTAGCAGAAATTCGAGCTAAACTAAAAGAACAAGAAAGCCGTGCATCAGGCGGCGGAAGCGGATCAAACGGTCCAAACCCAATTTACCCATTTTGGAATATTAAAGAAGGCGAGAGTTGTACTCTACGTTTCCTTCCTGATGGAGACGCAGATAATACTTTCTTTTGGAAAGAACGTTTGATGATCAAACTTCCTTTCGCAGGTATTAAAGGTGAAACTGATTCACGTCCAGTACAAGTACAAATTCCATGTATGGAAATGTACGGCGAGACATGTAACATTCTTAATGAAGTGCGTGGCTGGTTTAAAGATTCAAGTCTTGAAGACATGGGTCGTAAGTATTGGAAGAAGCGTTCATATGTATTTCAAGGCTTCGTAACAGATAATCCAATTGCTGATGATCAAGCACCTGATAATCCTATTAGGCGTTTCATTATTGGTCCACAAATCTTCCAGATCATTAAGACAGCATTAATGGATCCAGACATGGAAGAAATGCCAACTGACTATACAGCAGGTGTAGACTTCCGTCTTAACAAGACAAGCAAAGGCGGCTATGCAGACTATGGCACATCAAACTGGGCACGTAGAGATCGTCCATTAGGTGATGCAGAAATGTCTGCAATTGATACACACGGTCTGTTTACGTTGTCAGATTTCCTACCTAAACAGCCAGACGCAACTGCACAAAAAGTGATGCAGGAGATGTTTGAAGCGTCAGTAGACGGCGAAGCATACGATCCTGATCGATGGAGCAACTATTTCCGTCCTGCAGGTATGCAAGCACGTACTGGTGATCCCCAAGTAGCAGCAAGCCCACAAGCAACTGCTGTAAGTCAAAGTGCGCCAGTAAGTCCTGCTCCAGTAGCAGAAACTGCACCGACACCAGAAGCAACTCCAGCACCAGCGGCTGAAGCAGCACCAGCAGAAGGTGGCAACGCTCAAGACATCTTGGCAATGATTAGATCACGTCAGCAGTAACATTTTGTGGGGGAGAAATCCCCCATATAGCTTTTTAGATTAGGAGATTAATATGGCGAACAAATCATTCGACCCGACTAAGTTTCGTAAGGACTTAACAAAATCCATTTCAGGCATGAGTAGTGGATTCAATGATCCTAAAGACTGGATCAGCACAGGTAACTATGCACTAAACTATCTTATTAGCGGTGACTTTCACAAGGGTGTTCCGCTTGGTAAGGTAACTGTGTT